TGCTCGCTGATCTCTTCCGGTACGTGGTAGGTCGACAACGTTCCGTCTTGGGATGTGACGAGCGCCGTGACGCCGTCCTCGGTGCGTTCCAGGACGATCCTCGAGGGGATGTACGCGTCGACCTTCGCCCTGAAGGCTGGGTCGGGCGCATAGAGCCGCCGCGTCAACCGGAAGGAGACGACGGCCACCTGCGCGGCCATCGCGAAGATCGAGAGCGCGACGAACCAGGTCTCGTCGACGACCAACGCTTGCGCGAAGAAGTAGCCCGCGAGCGCGCCGGCGCCGATCGTCGACCAATCGAGATGCATCAGTTTCTTCATCATGCGAGTGTGACGTCGACGGGGATGCCGCGCCGGCGTGCTTCACCGATCGTATGTCCTGTCCCGGTCGATGCGCCATCCCAGAACGCGTAGACGATGTCCGGCACGAGCTCGAGCATCACGATGTTGCGCATGAAGCCAGCTCGTTTTCCGTGACTGTTCCAGTCGGGCAGGAAGACGCGCTCCTCGAGCCCGAGCGAGCGCGCGATCTCGCCGGCCATTCGGTCAGCTCCTCGAGCTCCGCCGTGCACGATCGTCGAGCCGCGCGGCAGCTCGCGCAGCTTGCGGCGGATGCGGTCTGGGTCTTTCCAGCTTCGCGAGCCGCAGACAACGACGACCGTCATTCGTCGACGTACTCCGCGATCGTCGTCCAGTAGGCGAGTTTTTTGCGCAAGATCGGCGCGCACGCAACGACGAGCCCCCGTTCGACAACGAAGCCGGCGCAGAGGTAGCGCGTTGTGACGCGGTACAGGCCGTCCCGCACGGGTTACCCCGCGAGATCGTGGATGTAGGCGTCGTCCGCCTCGAGCGCGAGCTTCATGGTCAGCATTCTCGCCCATACGTCAGACGCCACTGCCTCGGTGTAGTAGGGCATCTTGCTGGGCTCGATGCTGCGGCATTCGTCGCAATTGCAGTCCCGCCGATTTGTCCTTTGGCCCACGTGAATGCACCGGCCGCGGAGTTGCAGTGGCGACTCGGGCATGATCGGTCCGTAGAGCAGTCCCGTGCGGGTGATGAACCAGGCGTAGTTCTTGCCGACAACGGTGATCGGCGAGTGGTTCTCGAGCTCTTCCGTCTGGGCGGGAGTGAGATGCCGGCGGAACGCCTCCTCGGTCGGCGAGGGGCCCGGGCGGGCAGGTGGAGTTGCGGTTGCTCCACCCACCAACGCCCAGACCTCGCCGAAGACGCGGACGGCCTGTGCTTCGTTGACGGCCCGATGATCTTCGGCGTGGCTACTCACGCCACTCAGCCTCCGACCAGGGGCGACGTGATCGTCATCGACTGAGACTCGGGGTCGAACTCCCGAATCTGCCTGGCACGACCAGGAGACTGCGTCGTGTATGCCAGTCCGCCGATGTTCATCTCCGCCTCGAACCGCGCGCGTGCGGCGGAGACTTCTTCGTCGTTCGTCTCATCCCAGCTCAGGGTCTCTACGCCCTGCGGACGAACGATCTCGAGAGTGGACATCCGACCATCCCCTTCTCTCTTCGATGATGAAGCGGGGATCGTCGCGCATCAGTAACGCGTTGTCAACTGACTGTTGTCAGCAATTTTTCCGTGGCGTAACGGTTTCGTCTCAGTCCAAGGTCAGTTCGACACCGTCATGGAAAACGCGGCCCTGTTTGTCGACGGTGAACTCGACTCCCAACGCGACGCTCAGCCCACGCAGCGTCGAGAGCCCGGGCTTGCGCTCGCCGTTCTCAACGCGGTGCACGGTCGAGTTGCCGATGCCGTCCGGCGGTCCGCCGGTCAACGCCGCGAGCTCGCGCTGTGTCAGGTCGCGTCCTTCGCGCTCCTTGCGCAACCAGTCGGCGAACCTCACCCGATCGGGCGCCACGACCACTCCCCGTCGCGCAACGTGAGTGTGATGTTCAAGGCTTGCGCATACGGCGCCAGCTTCGTGATTTGCATGTGGCGCTTGTCGTTCTCGTAGCCCCCGACGATCGAGCGGTTCCTGTACGGGATGCCCAAGAGCTCCGCGAGCGCCGGCTGTGTGAGCCCGCGGTAACGGCGCCCTTCGGCGAGACATTCCCCCAGCGTCATTGCATCCCCTTCGGCCAGTAGTGGTCGCGCACGCGTGCCGCAGTCCAGCCCGGCACCTTCTCGTTCGATGCCAAGCTGGCGCACGTGTCGTGCAACGTCCGCGGCGTGTAGCCGCCGGCGTTGAAGATGAAGTTCAAGAGCAGCGCGATCTGTCGCCCTTCGCGTGCGGTCATGCGGCTCCCCGATCGCGTCGTTCGAGCTCTACCCGCGACCCACGTAGCGGGCGTACAGCATCGACCCTCCTTCTGGCGTCTTGCGGACCGCGTACTCGAACGTCCCCGGCACCGGGGGATTTGCTGTGAGGCGCTTTTTCCCCGAGTAGGCGCCTGACTCGCCGGCCCAGACCGCGATCTTCGCCCACGTGTTCGGTTTCTTCTTCAGCTCGAGCAGGAGCTCTCCGAACTGTGCGGCCGTCTTGCCCGGCCTGCCCGTTGGCGGCGGGTCCTCCCAGACCAATTCCACGTTCGCAGTTCCACCCAAACCGTCCTCCAATCGTCGTAAGGAGTCGTAGACAATGGCAAAGTCTGGATACCCGGGCGGACGGCAGTCGCTCGAGAACACGCGCGTGAAGGGCCCGATCCATCAGCGTCCGCCCGAGAGCGGTAACGCGAAGTCGAAGAGCCCGCAGGAGAACAAGCCGCAGGGTAGGCCGAATCGCAACGTCACGAAGACCCTCTCGAAGCCGGAAGAGGTTCAGTGAGATGACAAACAGCGTCAATAACGCCGGGACGTTCGACTCGGGCGCCGGCAGCGACGGCGACGAGCTCGGGCCCGATACGTCGGCGACCGCGGCCTGGGTGCAGTGGGGCCCGCCCGAGACGGTCGAGAACGCGCACGACCAGGGCGGCGACGTCACGAACAACGGCCCGAACCCCGCGGGGTACGCGAGTGGGCTCAGCAACAACGCGACCTCCATCCCTTCGGCCCCGAGTGCGAACCGATGAACGTCGTCATGCCCACATGGAGCATCGGCGCGATCATCGCGCTCGTCGTGCTCGTGATCTGCATCATCCTCTTGATCGTCGGCGGGCACGGATCACCGTCGCACCTGACACTCGGCTTGATCGCCGCGCTCGCGGTCGCACGTCTCACGTAGTTACCTGTGCGCCGGCTCGTCGGGCTCGGTGGTCGGGTCTTCAAATTTCTCGAACGTCTCGAGCCGACCATGAAGCTCTATCACTGTGCTCTCGAGCTCGCGCTTGATGTGCAGTGCTCGTCGCCGGCAACCCGCACTGTCATCGCAGAACGGCCCTTCGGCGAATGTCCGGTAGCGATCGTTGAGCTGCATCCCGCACAAGGTGCAGCCGCCTAGAGCGTCTGACACCGGACCCCGTCCGGGTCGATGGTGAAGCGGCACTTCAAGCTCTTTGCCAATGCCTCGAGCGTGACCAACGTCGGGTAGCGCTCCCCGTTCTCGATCAACGAAATCCCTTGCGCAGTGACCCCGGGCGTGCGAGACGCGAGTGAGCGCTGCGTGAGCTTCCGCGCCACACGAATCTCTTCCAGCTTCCGACCAAGCTCTCCGTTGTCCACTTTGGCAGGCGACTCTATCGCGCTGCTTGCGGACTTTGGTGCGCACCAGCGAGGAGTCGCCCTTGTCCGAGATCGTGCTCGAGGAGGCGACCGCCGCCGCGCTCGTCGTCAACATCTTCGAGCAGGCAGAGCAGGAGGCGTGCCGCGCCGATCCCGCCTACTTGCTCGAGCGCGTCAAGTGCATCGACGCGACCACGGGCGAGACCTTCCAGTTCCACCTTCTCGACGAGACCGCTGGGTGGTACTGGCAGCGCGCCGTGCTCGATCACTGGATGTCGAGCGAGAAGTCGATCGTCCTCAAGGCGCGGCAGCTTGGGATCACCTGGCTCGCCGCCGGGCTCGGGCTCTGGACGGTGCTCTTCAAGCCGGGCTCGCGCGTGCTCGTCATCTCGATCAACGAAGAAGAAGCATCGAAGGTTGTCAATCGGTTGTGGGACATGCTCGAGTCTTTGCCGCCGCACCTGCGCATGGGCGTCGAGATTCTCAAGCCCTCGCGCGGCACTCGCCCGAACCTGCACATCGAGCTCAAGCATCCCGATGGACGGATCTCCTCCGTGATCGGTCTGCCGTCGACGAAGAAAGCCGGCCACGGCGAGACGGCGGCGCTCGTCATCCTCGACGAGTACGCGCGGCACGAGTACGCGCGCGAGTCGTGGAAGGCGGTTCTGCCGACGATGTCGCACGGCGGCAAGATTCTCGCCATCTCGACCGGCAACGGCGTCTCGAATGCGCTCACCGGCGAAGGCAACTTCTTCCACCATCTTTGGGTCAACGCCGAGCAGTACGACATCGCCCAGCACTTCCTGCGCTGGGACTTGCATCCCGACCGCGACGAAGAGTGGTACGCGCGGATCGCGATGGGGATGCCGGCGACCGACCGCGCCGAGCAGTTCCCGAAGACGGAGCTCGAGGCGTTCATCCTCACCGGCACGCCGTACTTCGACATGGACTCGCTCGTCTGGTACTCGCAGAACGCGCTCGCCGAACCGCTCTACCGGATGCGCTTCGACAAGGCGAGCTTCGATCACGCACGCATCGTCAAGAGCGAACAAGGATGGATTCGTGTCTTCCGCGAGCCCGAAGAAAATCATCAGTACGCGCTTGCTGCGGATGTCGCTACAGGGCGCGGCGCCGACTATTCGTCAGCTCACGTCATCGACCTCGGAGACATGGGCATTTGCGCCCATTTCCACGGCAAGATCGACGCCGATCTCTACGCCTTCCAGCTTCATTACCTTGCGCGATTTTTCAACACGGCATGGCTTGCGGTTGAAATGGGCGGAGGCTACGGCGAGCCGATCGTTCTGGCACTACGTGATGGCAGAGAAGGTCGGCCCGCCTACCCGCGTCTCTATAGACACCGCCAGCTAGACCGCGGCGACCAGCCGGAAGCGAAGCCGTTCGGTTTCCCGATGAACCTGAAGACACGACCGACCGTGATCGAGGGGCTCGAGGAGGCGTTGCGCGAGCGGCTCTTCCCCTCGCTCGACTCCGAGCTCCTCTCCGAGCTGCAGACCTTCGTCTATCGAACGACCACACCGTCCCCGCGCGCACAAGAGGGATGCAACGACGACCGCGTAATGAGTCTCGGAATCGCGCTTGAGCTTTACCGCCAACGGGGACATCACCCTGGCAGAGAACTTCGCCGCGCACGCCGCGTCAGGCGAACGCCGCAATCCGCATACCCGTGGCAACGGGCGTGAAAGGAGAACAGCAATGACGGAGAGCAAGACGGACAGCAAGAAGAAGGAACCAACGGCGATGGAGAAGCTCGAGGAGTCGACCGGTCTCTCTCGTGACGAGCTGATCGACGCCGCAGTGGTCGCGACGTTGACAGAGCATTGGGTCCCGGACGGCGAAATGCTGGCGCAGCTCTCGTAGCCACGCCAGCACCGTCGCCTACTTCTTGACGATCACCGTGCGCTCGCAGCGGTCGCACCACCAGCGCCCGTAGTACGCGTCCCAGCGTGCGAAGCGTCCGCACGTACAGCGTTGCATCAGAACCGCAGCAGCGCTTGCAGTGAGCGGGGCCCGGGCTCCTGTCCCTGCGCGCGCACCTTTGCGTCGTGCGCGCAGCCCTGCTTGTCGAGACAGATGAAACCGCCCTTCGGGCTCCTGCGGAAGTTCGCAGTTGCGCCGTTGTAGGAGCACTTCTTGCAGGTCGGCATTCCGATCCTCCTCCGTGAGTTGACGGTGCCATTTTAGTAAACGGTCTTTTCGCGAACCTCGAAAACGTGCTCGCTCGAGCTCGTTCTTGGCTCAACCATCTCGATTGTTAAGCCGATTTGACACGGCTTTTGAAGGAGAGCACGCATGAATCCGCAGACCGCCGGACCACCGCCGGCTCTTCTCGCCATGCTCGCCGCGCGCGCCGGCGGCGCTCCCGGGGTCGGCGGGGCCGCACCGCCGCCAGGGCCCGATGCGGGCGCCGCCGGCGGCGGCGAGCGCGAGCCGATGCAGATCCTCAAGCAGATGATCGCGCTCGGCGAGCGTTATCAGTCTGTCGAGCCCGACGCGGAAGACAAGGCGACGATGGCGAAGTTGCTCGCGACGCTGCATCAGTATCTCGCGAAGGACCAGCAGGACGCCGAAGCCGCGCTTGGCGGCGGCGCCGGCAGCGCGACGCGCACGCTTCGGAAGCTGGGCTAGATGAGCAGCATCGCTGCGGTCAAGCCTGGCGAACCGCCGGACATCGTCGGGCGCGTAATGAAGGCGTTCGACCAGGATGACAAGCCGCACCGCGACTTTGCGCTCGCAGTCGATCGTCGCTACCGGGCTTATCGCGGCATCCTCGAGCAGCGGTCACGTTCGGCCTCCTGGACGAACAAGCAGCACCCGCCCTACATCCTGCAGATCATCGAGACGATGATCGCTTCGGCGCTCGATCCCGATCCGCGTTGGCAGGTCAAGGCGCGGCCGAAGATGGCGTCGCCGGCGATCATCGAGGCGGAAGCCAACGGCGCCAAGGCGATGGAGATCCTCCTCACGGAGCAGCTCGACGTCGATCACTTCGCCGAGAAGCAGCGCCCGTTCGCGATGCAGGGCTTCATCGCCGGCTTGTCCGTGCTCAAGAACTACTGGCGCTACAGCGAGGGAACGAAGAACCGACTCGTCGAAGCGCGCGTCCCCGTCGACGGCTCACCGTGGACAGTGCCGCAGATTCAGTCCGTCCCGGGCACACACATCTTCCATGACAACCCCACGGTCGATGTCGTCGATGTCCGCGACTGGATCTGGCAGGAAGCTGCGACCTCACTCGAGCGCGCGATGCGGATCACACATCGCGTCTGGTACTCGTTCGACGAGCTCAAGCAGCTCGAGAAAGCCGGCGTCTACGAGAACGTCGACCAGCTCAAAGAGACGCGCGACTTCTCCGGGCAGCTCATTAACCGCGAGCAAGAGCTCTTCCGTACCAACCGCTCGAAAGACCAGATCGAAGTTCTCGAGCAGTGGTTCTACGACCAGGGCGAGATTTGGGTGGTCACGGTCGGTAACCGCAAGGTCTGTCTGACGCCGGGCGGCAAGGCGAAGCCGAACCCGTTCCAGCACGGTCAGTACCCGTTCATTGACGCAACGTCGATGCCGGACCTCTTCCGCATCCCGGGGATCTCCGAAGTCGAAGTCATCTCGGATCTTCAGGAGATGTTGTGGACGCTGATGAACCAGCGGCTCGACAACCTGCAGCTCTTGAACAACGCGATCGCGATCATCCGCAGCGACGTCGACGACCCCGATATGTTCGAGTTCGCTCCGGGCGAGCGCTGGCTCGTCGACGACGTCAACCAGGTGAAGTTCCTCGAGACGCCGCCGATCACCGCGGAGCTCGCCGTGCAGGCAGAAGCCGGCATCAAGGGCGACCTGCAGAACATCTCGGGCGGAATGCCGCTTCTCTCAGGGCAGGACACTCAGGTCGACAACAAGACCGCAACTGCAGCTTCGATCTTCACGAACCTCGCGCAGCGCCGGCTCGCCGCCAAGAAGCAGAACTTCACGTGGGCCTACAACCGGATGGGCGAGCAGTGGATCGAGCTCAACCAGCAGTTCATCCGCGAGGAGCGCGCGCTCGAGGTTATCGGGCCCGACGGAGGCAAGCTGATCAAGGTCATCTCGCCGATGGAGATCCAGGGTCGCTACCACATCGTCGGCGAGATGATGGACGAGAGCCTGAACCGCCAGGAGCGTCGCGCCGAAGCGCAGTCGAAGTTGATGACCGCGCTACAGGCAGCGCTCCCCTTCGCGCAGTCGGCGACGCCGCTCAACCTGCAGGCGTTTATGGACGACTACCTGCAGGCGTTCGATGTGCAGGACACGTCGAAGTACTACACGGTGAAGAACCCGTTGCCGAACATGCAGCAGCCGGCGCAGCCGGGGCAACCAGGGCAACCGCCGCAGCCGGGCGGGCCCAACGTGTCGGCACCGCAAGCGACGGACGTCAACTCGCCGTCGAACGCGTTCTCGCAGTCGCCGGTCGCAGCCGTGCAGCGCATGGGCGCCGCAACCGGCGGACCGAACAACGTCTAGGGAGGCTCTTTGAGCGACTGGTGGACGCACGCGTATAGCGGGGGTCCGATGGTGAAAGTGCCTGGTTTCCCGCGGCCTGTCTATCCACCTGACTCGGGCAAGGGCAGCATCAACGGGCCGGACATAGAGGCGTATAAGAGGACTTGCTCTAGGGCCGGTCGATGGCCGTGGCAGCAGTTCGACAACGTTTACTCGAACGGTTTCAGTCATGGCGCGGGGCCCAACGTGATTGACACCGGCATCGCCGGCGTGCAACGGCAGCAGTCGATCGAAGCTACGGGTTGGATCGGCGAGCTCACCTTCAACACCTTGCGCAGCATTCGCGTCCCGGACGGTCTCCCTCACGCGGGCGAGATGGCAATGGACAGCGTCGCCGCGACTCTGATCGCAGAAGCGTGGTCACGCTTCGGCGGCTACGAGCCCGCCGGCAGCGGCACGCTCCGTCAAGCTGCGCTCGCGCGCGCGACGGGACAGATCAACTACGTCGAAGGCCCGAACAACGCGAACAAGTACGGCGACTGGTACGGCGCCAATAACCAGCCGTGGTGCTCGATGTTTTTGACCTGGTGTTTCGTGCTCGGCGCGATCGACATCGGCGTGGAGAGCCAGAGCTTCGTTCGTGGTTCGCGTTGGGCGTATGTCCCATACGTCGTCAACGCAGCGCAGAACGGTCAGTACGGGCTCAAGGTCACGAACGATCCGATGCCCGGCGATCTTGTCTGTTACGACTGGAACGGCGGCGACTACGACCACATCGGGATCTTCATGTCCGGCAATCCGGGCGGCTGGATCGCAGTCGAAGGCAATACGTCAACCTCGAGCAACTCGAACGGCGGTCAAGTTATGAGTCGCGAGCGCTCCCCGTTCGACGTCGCACACGTCACGTTCGTGCGAGTCAATGGATGAACAACGCGCCGGCCGTTTGCAGGCTCTCCTGCAACACCCAAGCTGGCAAGAGCTTCAAGACACGATCGACGAGTACCACGAGAAGTACGTCGACTTCGTAAGCAAGAACCTCATGGCGACCGGCGAGTTGCCGGACGACTTCGAGTACAAGCGCGGCTTCCTGGCCGGAATGAAACACGTCACCCGATACCCAGGAGTTGCAGAGAAGACGCTCGAGCGAGCGATCGCGAAGAGCAGAGAAGAGGGAGATAGCGCGTGAGCGTGGACGAGTTCCGGGCGCGCTTCGCCGAGGCAGCGAGCCTGCCGACCGCGGAAGAGCCCGAAGAGCCGCCCGCCGAAGAGGCGGATACCGGCGAAGAAGTAGCGGCACCCGAAGAGGAGACGACCGACGAGCCGGGGCTCGAGCCCGTAGACGAGCAGCCCGCCGAGGAACCGCTTCTTGCTGGCAAGTACAAGACGGTCGACGAGCTCGAGAAAGCCTATGACGAGCTGCAGGTCAAGCTCGGCGAGCAGGGCGCCGAGATCGGCGATCTTCGTGCGCTCCGTGACGAGTTCTCGCAGCTCCGTGACCAGATCACCCAGCCCGAGACTCCGCCTTACGACCCGGGCTCGATCGACGAGTTCCTGGTCGACAACCCCCAGCAGATCCCAGCGCTCGCCCAGCAGGCGATCGACACCGGCGACGGCTACCTCTACAACCGTGCGCTCGCCGCATGGTCGGAGTTCGACAACGTCGGCGCGATGGACTTTCACGCGCGCAAGGTCTCCGAAGCGAACATGGCTCAGCTCCGCGCCGAGATGCAGCCGGCGCTTCAGCAGGTCGAGCAAGTCCAGACGACCAACCAGTTTGTCGCCGCGTTCGAAGCGGCGTCCGCAAAGCACGAAGACTTCACCCAGGTGATGAACGCGATCACCGAAGAGACGATCGCCGGCTTCCCCAAGACGGTGCTCGGCGCTCTTCAGACGGGTGATGCGGCGAGCAAGCAGGAGGTTCTCGAAACCCTGTACCGCTGGACGAAGGCGGAGCAGGCCGGGAACCTCTCGCAAGCGGCAACCGATGCCGCTCGCCAAACGCACGAGGCAAGTCGCGCCGCACGCACAGAGGCGGCAGTGGCGACGAGCTCGGGCTCGCAATCACGTGAGCCCAAGTCGGGCCTGGACGCTTTTCACGAGGCGTTCCAGCAGTCCGATGCATTCCGCAAAGCAGCGGGCCTGGCTTAGTCCAGATACCCCCCGGCGAGTCGGAGCTTCCTTTCCTCTCGACACACCGGAGTACGAAAACCTCATGGCAAACGTCACTGTTGCCACAGGTCTCGTCGACACCGCGACGCCTCTCTCTTCGGAGCTCGTCGTGGACATGGACAACGAGATCAAGATGCTCGACCCGGACGAGAGTCAGTTCACGACCATGCTGATGACGCTCGGCTCTACGCCGGCCGTTCGTGAGCAGATCAACTGGCTCGAAGACCAGCTCTTCCCGCGGCTTTCCTCGCTCGCAGCGTCCGCCACTTCGGCGGCGACTTCGATCGTGGTCACCACGGGCCAGGGAGCGTACTTCCGCCCGAAGGACATCGTCCGCATCGCCCAGACCGGCGAAGCGTTCTCGGTGGTCTCCGTCGCGACGGACACGCTCACTGTCACCCGCGCGCTCGGCGCCGTTGCAGCGGCGACCGCACAGACGGGCTCGGATCTCCTGATCGTGGGTAACGCGGCAGCGCAGGGCGCAACGCTCGGCACGCGTCACATCACGAAGAAGGTTCTGGGTTACAACTACACCCAGATTCAGCGCGATCCGTTCGGCTTCACCGGGACCGAATCCGTGGTGGAAACCTACGGAGGTCCCGCGCCAATGCACGAGGAAGTCAAGAAGCTCGTCGAGCACAAGCGCGCGATCGAGCAGACGGTCTTCTGGGGCGCCCGCTCCTTCACGTCCGCAGCCCCCAACTCGGTGGGTACCTGCGGCGGAGCGGTCGAGTACATCGCAACCAACATCACCAACGTCGCCGGCGCGCTCTCGCACTCCGGCTTCGATGTCTTCCTTCAGGCAGCGCTGCAGAACGGCTCGAAGAACAAGGTGTTCTTCTGTGCACCGCTCGTCGCCCGCGCAATCTCGGGCTTCCTGAAGACGGCATGGAACCCGACGACGGTTGATGACCGGAGGTTCGGCGCGAAGGTCGACGCCTACATCTCTGGTGCCTACGGTTGGCAGGTCCCGATCGTTGTCAAGCGCGCGTGGAACGACTTCTCGTCGACCTCCACGGGCTATGGCGGCTGGGGCTTCCTGATCGACATGGACTACGTGAAGCTGCGCCCGCTCCGTGAGCGGAACACGCAGCTCTTGCGTAACCGCCAGGCGAACGACGCGGACGAGATCACGCACGAGTACCGCACGGAGTTCTCGTTCGAGTTCGCGCAGGAGAAGTGCCACGGCATCCTGAAGGGCGTGACCGGCTAGACCGGCAGCGCGATCGTCCTTCGGGGTCAGAAGGAGGGGCCGGGCCCGACCGCTCGGCTCCTCCATCTTTCTAGGAGGACAACCCTTGAGGTTCATTGCCAAGTACAAGCGCTACCAGGTGATCTTTCAGCGCGAGATCATCGAGCATTTCGCGACCGGCCAGGAGCACGAGATTCAGCCGGCGCTGATTTGCGAGTTCGATCTCTACGGCTCAATGCGCCCGCATGAGATCACCGCGGCGCGCGAGACCTTCATCAACTACGGGCTCCCGACTGAAGTCGACATGGTCACTCAGATCGACCCGTTGACACGCTTCTCGGTGTTCGACACGGAGCTCTTCCAGCAGCAGAAGCGGATCACTGACGAGAAGCGGATCGAGATGGAGCAGTTCTTGCTCTCGCTCCCCGAATACGGGACCGACTTCATCCTCGTCGAAGAGCCGAAGCTCGCTCCGCCCTGGCCGAACTACGACTCCTTCCGCGGCGTGCGCGGCGCCCCGACGCCGATCGCGATCGCGCGCAAGGTCGAAGAGGACGGTTTCGATGCGCTCGAGGTTGTGGCATACGAGCGGCAGAACGCCAACCGCCAGGAAGTGATCGACGCGCTCGAGGCAATCGGCGCGACTCCGGTCACGGACGAGACGCTTATCGAAGCGTAGTGCTGAAGCTCGAGCTCGACGGCGAGTACCTCGCAACCTGGTGGGTGCAAAAGCCAGGGGGAAATACCTACTGGCGTTGCGAGGTACCTTCCCGTCGTCTTCCCGGACAGACGTTGCAGCTTCGGTTCGACGATCTCGTCAAGACCGAAGACAGCTACATCACGATGCCGCGTCAGAAGGGTGGCGCCGCAATCTGGGCGTTCGCCGGCAACGCGACGCGCGGCATCCTGATGGGCGCGCAGCAAGAGGCTGGTTGTCGCGTGCTGATGGAAGTCGATGACAACTACCTGATCACTCCTCCCGAGATCCCCAATCGCGCGACTGACTGGTCCTACGATTTCGACTTGGTCAATGACAAGCATTCGATTCGCGCCCATCAGCGCCTAGCCGAATGCGTCGACGGCGTTGTAGTCACGACCGAAGAGCTCGCGAAGCCGTACCGGAAGTTGAACGAGAACGTCTACGTGTGTCGCAACTCGGTCGACGTCGACGATTGGCCGGAACCGGAGAAGCCCGAAGATGGCATCCTCAGAATCGGCTACGCCGCAAGCCACTCGCACTTCTACGACGCCGAAGACGTCCGCCGCGCCTTGTCCTGGGCGTCCGAACAGCCCGGTGTGGAAGTGGTCATGTTCGGTCTCAAAAGACCGTGGTCATTCCCCCACGTCCACGCGGAATGGACGACCGACCTAGCGCTCTACCGCAAGAGCTTGCAGTGGCTCGACATTGGTGTTTGCCCACTAAGGCCCGGTACGTGGGCGAATGGAAAGTCCGACATCAAGGCGATGGAATACGCGATGGCCGGCGCGATGCCGATCGTCTCGCGCACGATCCCCTACCAGCCCTGGTGGGATCTCGTGCCCACCTGCGAGACGCCAAAAGAGTTTCTCAAGGCGGTCCGTTACGCGGTCAAAAACCGTGACGCGGTCAAGCATTACGCGACGATCGCGAAGAACTACGTGCTCGACAACCGCCTGATCGAGCACGAGATATGGCGCTGGAAGGAGGCGGTCGGCGTTGCATGAGAGCGTGCGCATGTGGGTGCGCTCAACCGTCAGGAAGTACGAGCTCGCGGAGCTCGAGACTCTCGAGGTAGGCAGTCGAAACTACAACGGCTCCCCCCGCGAGTTCTTCACCGGCCAGTACATCGGCGTCGACATGGAGGCCGGCAAAGGCGTCGACTACGTCATGCGCGCGTCGAAGCTCTCCTTCGCCGACAAGCAGTTTCAGTGCGTGATCACCACGGAGATGTTTGAGCACGACTCCACCTTCTGGCTTTCGATGGCAGAGATGGAACGGGTGCTCGCGCCCGGCGGATACTTGATCATCACCACGCGCGGGATCGGCTTCCCCTACCACGAATACCCGGGCGACTTCTGGCGCTTCACCGAAGACGCCTTGAACTTCTTGTTCGAGTATGTGGGACTAGAAGTTCTCGAGGTTAGCCCGGACCCGCAGCCAGGGCATCCCGGTGTATTCGGAATCGCGCGAAAAGATGCCTGATCTCGTTTACATTGGCGGGACGTTCGATCTCTTCCATTGGGGGCACGTTCAGCTCCTCAAGAGAGCTTGTCGCTACGGGGATGTGGTTGTGGCGCTCAACCCAGACGACTTCGCCGCGGCCTATAAGCGGCAACCGATAATGAACTTGGCCGAACGCTGGGCAGTGGTTGAAGCGTGCAAGTACGTCACTCACGTCGACGTCAACCTCGAGGGCGCAAACTCCGCGCCGACGATTACGCGTTGGCGTCCGCGGTATATAGCTCATGGTGACGATTGGCAGGGGTCTGACCTTCTTCGCCAGCTCGGCATCACAGAAGAGTTCCTAGGTGACTACGGCATAGAGATGCTCTATTTGCCGTACACCGCTGACATCTCGAGTTCGGAGGTAATCGCAAGGTGCCGGCAGTCAGACTTGCAGTCATAGCGACGTTTCACGGCCGCTACGAAAACACGCTTCCGCTCATGCACAGGCTCTTCGTCGACGGCGTTCACGAGCCCGACGAAGTCTGGCTTATGTGCGAGGACGAAGACGATCGCGACGCCATGCTTGACGCGTTCGACGAGCTCTTCGAACTTCATCTTCTCGATGGCATTCCCACCAACGCGAAGATCGAGATCCTCCCCACTCCTCGAGACGAGGCCGGTTACAAGGTCATCCCGTACTCGTACAAGATCAACTACGCGCTCGACCACACGGAGTGCGAGGCGATCGCGTACCTCGACAACAACTCGATGCCTAGTCCGTACAAGTACGCGCTCGCCGTTGATGCCCTAAGTCATCACCCGGAATGGGGCGCGGTCTACGTGACTCAGAAGCGCACGGGTTTTGCGCCGCTCGTCTCGGTCGCCGAGACACCGATCGAAGACGCGTTCTGCAACCTCAACTACACGCAGGTGATTCACCGCCTGACCGAAGACCGATGGTCGCTTGATATGCAGCACGCGGACCCGGACATCGCGGATGGGCTTTTCTGGCGAGCCCTACACAAGAGCTTGGGCAGCTTCCATCCGGTCGGCGGCGCGAACGTCCACGACGACCATCACATCCCGAAGTCGAAGGCAGTAGGCGTCTAAGTGGAAGAGCGTTGGCGCAAGAAGCCCGGCATCCGCGCGGTTGAACACGACCCGCAGAATTACGTGATCCTCGACGAAGGCCGGCGCACGCTCGACGCGCGCGTCACGATCGACGCGGAAACGTTCGAGCGGATGCGCGAAGGGCGCGTGTGCGCGAAGTGCTACGAGCCCCAGGGCGAGGCGTTCCCTGAGATTTGCGCGATGCCAGGGTGTGGCTTCCCGATCCGCCGCTCGCAGCTCGACCAGCTCGAGGCGGACTATCAGGGGACGCAGTGGCTAGGCCCGCGGCAGTCGCTTGAGGACGAGATCCTCGAGCTCGAGGAGCGGCGCGCGAAGAGCAAGATCGTCCTCCCTCCGGGCGTCCGTGGCTCGTAAGAGCGGCGTCTCTGAGAAAAACCGGACGCGTGGGCGTCGCAAGCGGGTGGGCAAGCAGAAGCGGGCCCGCGACGCTCGGCTGGGCAAAAACAACGACAAGGTCTAGGAGAGAGAAGTTGCCTACGAAGACCAAGTTGTCGCCGGAAGACCAGGCGGCAGAGTATGAGGCCGCGCTCGACCAGTCGGCTCGCCAGATCACAGCGCTCGAGGAGCGCGTCCGCGATCTCGCTAGCTACCAGAACGAGGCGATCGCAGCCCGCGAGTCAATCGACAAGCTGACGGCGGATCTCGCTGCGGCGAACGCTCGCGCCGACAAGGCTGACCGCGACGCAGCCGCCGCGAACACAGCGGCGAAGGCGGCGTCGACTCAGGCCGAAGCGTCTAGCGCTCAGGCCGAAGCCGCGGCCCAGCTCGTCGACGCACTGGCGAAGCTCACGAAGTAGTGGCACGCGAAGCCGCTCAGATCCGCGACGCTCCGGTCTCGACGGCAGCGTCCGGCGACACCACGATCGTTCCAGCGAACAGCAACGGTCGGATCGTCGTGCACAGCTACGCATTGGTCGCAGCCGGCGCCGTAGCGTGCAAGTGGAAGAGCGGCGCGACCGACAAGTCCGGCGCGATGCCGTTCATCGCTAACGGCGGCATCGCCGCTACAGGTGGCATCGACACCCGTTGGTTTCTTTGCGGGCTCGGCGAGGCGCTGATTCTGAACCTGGACGGCGCAGTGCAAGTCTCCGGGCACGTCGCCTTCACCTACGAGTAAGGGGCGACATGGATCAATCCGCTGAAGGGCGCGTGGAACGCGTCCAGATCGAGGCCGTCGTCATTCGCGCTGACGGGACGAAAGAACCGCTTGGCGTCGTAAGCGACTCCGCACTTCACTGGCGCTACGGGCCCGGTCGACTCATGGCCGCGCTTCGCACGCGGCGCGCAAACAGGCACCTGAAGGAGAGCTAGATGGCAACGCTTGTAGTCGCGACCGGACGCGCGATCATCACCAACCGGCTCAAGGGCGCCGGCACCGAACCGCTCAACGTCGGCTGGGGAACGTCCGCCGGTACTACCGCCGATACCGACACCACCTTGTTCGGCGAGAAGGCGCTCGACCTCGCCGCGACGTCGGGGTCCCGCACCGCCGGCACGTCGACGCAACAGACGACGACGACCACCAGCGACACCTACCAGGTGCTCGCGACGTTGACCGCAACCGGCGCCGGCACGGTCACGAACGCGGGGCTCTTCGACAACATCACGATCGCCTCGGGCAACCTCTATCTGAAGGGCGACTTCACGGGCATCGGGCTCGCGATCGGTGACGCCATTCAGTTCACGATCAAAGCGAAGTTCGCCTAATGTCGTTCCTTACTGGCACAAGCCAAGAGCTGATCTATGCCTCGACGTCGGCCGGCACCGCGAAGAACACCTTCACGGCCGAAGTGCAGATCAATGACACCGCGGGCATGGGCGTCCAGGCTCACCTTCCCGCCGACTTCTGGTTGCCGAACAAGAGCAGCGTCGGGCGCGGCTTGCGGCTCGTCGCTCGCGGCATCGTCTCCACCACGGCCACGCCGACCTTCACCTTCAGTATTCGCTTCGGCGCCGCCGGCAATACGACGTCGGCGAACGTCTTGGGCACCGCGGCGATCACCACTGGCTCGGGCGTCTCGAACCAGCTCTGGGAGCTCGAGGGCGACATCATCCTCGAGACGATCGGCGCAGCGGGCACCAACTCGACCGTGCGCGGGCTCGGGCAGATCGCAGGCGGCGGCTTTGCGAGCCCCTTCAACTTCGCCGTCTTCGGCGGCGGAGCAACGCCGGGGACCGTCGCGACCGTCGACACGACGATCGTCAACTTCATCAACTTCAACGTCGCGTGCTCAGCGAGCTCGGTCTCGAACCAGATTCAGATCCTTCAACTGATGGTCTGGGGCCTGAACTAACCCTCGGGAGGGCGAATGTCCTACCGGAGCGAGGTTCTAGCCGACAGCCCCGTTCAGTACTTGATCCTGAACGAGACGAGCGGGACGACGGCAACCGATAGCTCGACGGGCGCGCACAACGGGACCTACGACGCGACCGGCACCACGTACTCGACGCCGAGCATGGTCCCGACCGACTTCGCTACCTGCGTCACGCTGAACGGGACGGCCGGCCGTTGCCGTGGTGGCTTCAACCCGTTCGTGACTAATTCGACGCTGACGTTCGAGGGATGGGCTCGTCGCGCGACAACGACGACCAATGACACGATCTTTGGCGGCGATGAGACGCAGGCGGGTGGCTTCCCGCTCTTGCGTGCGAACGCGGCCACGAACGACATCGGCTTCTGGACGAGCTCCGCGCTTGCCTCCGCGACCTGGACGGGCGCCTGCCCCGCCGCCGGCGTCGCGTTTCATTGGGCCGTCACCTACACGGGCTCGACGAAACAGGTGACGCTCTATATCAACGGGCTCACGAAGGGCCCGTTCATCATGTCCGCGGATTTCACGGCGACCCCGGGCAACGTTGAATGGGGCGCCTGGGGCGCGATCAACGATCCTTGGGTTGGCGATCTCGGTCACTGCGCGGTCTACAACAGCGTGCTCTCGGTGCAGCGGATTCAGGCGCACTATTCCGCCGGCACATCCGCAGCTCGAGCGATCCCCCTCTACGTGCCGAACAAGAGTGTCGGGCCGATCGCTCTTCGCCGCACGTTCCGCCAGCCCTACGTCCCGCAGGTCATTGCGCCGACCAACGTCACGAATCCGCTGACCATCACGGCGAACGTGACGCTCACGCCGACGATTCAGAAGCAGGTCAACAAAGGCGTCCTCGCGAACGTCACGCTCCTTGCGACCGCGATCAAGCAGGTGAACAAGGCCGTCACTGCAAACGTGACGATCACTCCGTCACTTCTGCCGAAGCTCGTCAAATTGGTGACGCTCCTGGCGAACGTCGCGGTCACGGCGACCATGCAGCGGCAGGCGAACAAGCTCCTGACCGTCACCGTCGCAATAACGGCCACGATCGCGCGGCAGATCAACAAGCTCCTCTCGGCGAACGTCACGATCACGGCGACGCTCACTGCCAAGCTCGTCAAGTTGCTCACGCTTACCGCGAACGTCGCGATCACCGCGACGATCCAGCGTCAGGCGAACAAGTTGCTGACCACGAGCTCCACGCTCACGGCGACGATCACTCGTCAGACAAACAAGCTCGTGAGAGCAAACGTCGCAATCACGCCGACGATCGCGCGTAAGACATTGAAGAACCTAACCGCGAACGTCACTGGTACCGCGACGATCGTCACCGGCTCCGTGCATCAACTCCTGTTGACGGCGACGAGCACGATCACCGCCACGATCGGCACGGTCGTGCAACGCGCCGGCGTCGGCATTCGCCGACTGCGCACCTTGCTGGGCGTCGGGCAGTAAACCCTCTTCCTTCGGAGTAAGCGCATGTGGCGACCCTTCAGGACTTTCGCACGAACATCACCGCGCAGCTCGGGCTCGACGCCATCGGGAACAGCGACCAGACCTTCGTCGACGGATGGGTGAACGAAGGCGTCGTCGAAGTCATGCAGCGTTGTCGGATCAACGTCGTCTCGGGGACGTTGATTCTCGTCGCCGCTCAGTTCGATTACACCCTCTCGACCACGATCTTGGCGCTCGAGGAGATGTTCGTCACTCCGGTCGGCCAGACGCAGGCGTACCTGATGTACCGCAAGACGCCGGGCGAGATCATCCAGATGCGGGTGGGCGCAAGCGGAGGCACGCCGCCGGTCCGCTTCTACGCGCTCAACGGCGCGACCACCTTGATGGTCTACCCCACTCCGACCGCGGCGGACGTCATCACCTACTACAACGTGCCGCGGCCGGCGACGCTCTCGAGCCCCGCGGACACACCATCAGACATTCCCGTCGAGTGGCACAAGGCGATCGAGTACTACGGCTGTTTCCGCGCCGCTCAGTACACCGACAACAGCTCCTCGCAGATGGGCCAGATGTGGCAGAAGCTCTACGAAGCCGAGCTCATCGCGATCAAGAAGGCGATGCGCCAGCGCGGCGGACGCAAGCTCAGCCCTGCCGTCGTCGGTCGCTACCCGGGCCGCGTAAGCCTGATCGGCTCTCCGAGCCAGCAAGGCGTCTAGGTGGGACTTCCCTACCCGCTGCAAACGGAGTTCACGGGATTCGTGTCCGACTTCCCGCCCAACTCGCTCCCGGCCGGCGCGCTGCTCGACCTCGCCGATTGGCTCCCCGTCCGCTTCGGCGCGCCCCTACGCTCGCGCGCTGGCTGGGCATGGGCCTCTCCGACCTTCTCGACAACGAACGTCGACGCGCTGATCTGGGCGCCGTTCGCCGCGGGCTCGAAGACGCTTGCGATTGACTCGGGCGGGACGCTTCGTAGCTACACGAGCGGAACGCAAACGAGCATCGGCGCGACCTTCGCCGTAGCGCAGAACCCCGCGTTCCATCGCACCGGCGCAACGGGGCTCGTGTGTATCTCCGCGAAGAGCGGCTCGACCACGCCGAAGTCCTACGACGGGACGACGCTCGGCACGCTCTCGGCCACGGCGCCGACTGGCATTTACAACGCGGTCTGGAAGGACCGCTTGCTGCTTGCGAACAGCACGGCGCTCCCGAACCGCGTTTGGTTCGGACCGATCGGCGACTCCGCCGGCGTATGGGACACAACGAACGCCTGGTTCGACACGCAGCTTCCGGTCACTGGCATCGGCGTTCTTCCGAACACGATCTTGCTCTTCCACCAGGGCTCGACGGAGCGTCTCCGCGGCACCACGCCTCCATCCTCTACGACGACCGGCGACATGACGCAGGACGTTGCGTTCCAGGTCGGCTGTATCGACGCGCGCACGATCGTCAACTACAACGACACGCTCATTTGGGCGAGCGGGACGGGGGTCTACCAGTCGGACGGCGCGACGCTGAAAAACCTCACCGCAACCGGCGGCATTGCCTCCTTCTGGCGGCTCCTAGCGAACGGCTTCGTCGTCGGCTCCTCGACGATGGCGACGGCCATTTGCCAAGACACCTTGATCCTCTCCTTCACGAGCGGAACGTCGTTCTTCTACTGCCTCTGTTACGACCTTCTCCGCGGCACCTGGTATCGAATGAGCAATGTCGGCTTTCGTGCGTTCGCGCGCATCGTCGACTCGAGCGCTCCCGACACGACCCACGTTGCCTCCTCCGCAACGGGCCGCGTCATGGACGTCAACCAGATGTTCACGGCGTTTACTTCGGCGGACAACGACAACACCGCGATCCAGCCCTCGCTCTTAACCGGCTTCTATCGCGGCTTCACACACGTGCGTCGCAAGTGGCTCCCCTCGATGGCGTTCCAGAATTGGGACACCCTCTACTTCACCTACTCGGCAGCGCCGGCTGGCGGGCCCGCGCCCAGCTACACCGTGAAGTACCGAACCGATGTGAACATCGGGCAGAAGACGCTGACGCCGACGTTGCCGGCCACGTTCAACAATCGCATCGAGCGCGTCCGGCTTCGCTGCGGCGCGAGCTCCGGTCAACTGCAACTTGCGGTCACGCAGACAAACGGCGCCGGCGCCGCGCAATTCCTCGCAATCGAGTCTGAGTACAGCCCCCTCGAGTCGAGCAAGACCTACCCGTCGTGACGAGCAGCTACTCGAGCCCGAACACGCGCGCGTCGATCGAGGCGTACTTCAAAGACCCTCTGAGCTTCCCGCTCGAGTTCAAGCAGTGGCTTCTCAACTACTTGGAAATGAATGTTCCCTCGACGCAGGCAGGCGCCGCCGTTCCAAGTTTCGGGACCACGTTGCCTACTTCCCCGTCCGACAAACAGCAAGCGATTCTCGTCGACTCCCTTACCGCCCCGAACTTCACATGGCTCTTTCGCTACAACGCCTCCTCGAGCTCGAGCTTCAAGTGGGAATTCATTGGCGGCGCGCCACTGATCGGTGCGTCGATTGCCTCCGTTTCAAACGGGGCCACGCTTAACACGTGGGTCAACGTCGTTGGCACGACGATTGCCGTGCCGCGTCAGGGCGACTATCGAATGGCCGGCAGCGGAGTGGTGACTCATCCGAGCGCCGGGGCGACGAGCTACATCGGCATCTACGTCGGTGCGGCGACCACCATCGAAAATTACGGTCAGTTCGGTTTCCCGGTCGCAGGCGGCTACAGCGGCACGATTGCCGTCGCACCGACTCGCGTCAACGGGTGCCCAGCAGGCTTGGCGGTTGGGATGTCGGGACAGTCGAACACGGCCAGCGGCACCTTCCAGCTTCTCGGCTGGGAAATCCTGCCGATCCGAGTGTTGTAAAGGAGAGCGTGCGTGGCGAAACTGCAAACGCCTTACGGCGAGATTGACGTCGACGCGAACGGCGTCATCATCGACACGCCAGCAACGCGCGCCGCAATGGCAGCGTCGAACGCGGCGAACCCGCAAGCGGCCGGTGCGAACGGCACGCCATTCGCCTATCAAGGCTCGCCGGGCACTCCGGGCGACCCTGGCTACACGCCGGACTATGGGAATCTGATTGCGACCGATCCGCTTTACCTGCAGAACCAAGCCAACCTGAAGTCGCAGTCGGTCAATGATGCTGCGTCACGCAAGGCGTCAACCGACCAGGCGTTGATCAACTTCGGCGAGATCCCTGATTTCAACAATGCGATCACCGGGCTCGGGCTCGATCCGAACAGCCCGATGTACAAGATGCTCTTCGGCGACGTCGACCCCGCGACGCAGACAAGCGCGCAGGGCTTGACAAACGCAGGGCTCTCGACTGTCGCGCAGCTCGCGCAGGGGCACAAGAAGAACCTGAACGACCTGATGGACAACTTGGCGGCTCGAGGCATCGTGCGCTCGGGTGCCACGGGTGCGGGAACGGGGCTCGAGAATCAGAGCTACCTCGGGAATCAGTTCAACGCGCGCAACACCCTCTTGCAGTACCTCGCCGGCGTGCAGTCCGCGTTCACGCAATCGGAGAACGCGCGGCAGTCACAGCTCGCGCAAAGCGCGACCGACGCGATGACTCGTCAGATGCAGCTTCACCCGTATGTCGCACCGACCGCGGGCACCGAAGGCACCGGCATTTTCGCGCCGGGCTACGTCCCGCCGCCGTTGGCGCCAGCGCCCGCTGGGCCCGCCGATCTCGCAGCAGCGGCAGCGGCCGGACACAACGTTCCGCTCCCGCCGGCGACAGTGGCCGCGACCGCTCCGCCGCAGCCGATCTACTCGAATTCACCCTCGATCGGTTACACCGCTCCGCCGCAAGCAACGATCCCCGCCGGGACGTCACGCGCGGACGCGCAGTCGATTCAGAACAGCCTCGTCCGGCGTCTCAACCTTCCTGAGTAGGAGAGCTCGATGGCCCCCACTCCGCGCAGCTCTGCAACGCAGGCGCCTCCCCTCATTTCTGAACATGGCCTCGGCCAGATGAAGCCGAAGCCGTTGCCGACGAAGAAGGTCCCGGTCAAGGCGCACACGCGGACCGTCACCGTCAAGTCGACCCCTCCGCCCAAGGCGACGACGGTCGATCCGATTCAGCAGCAGGTCGATGCCGCGCAGCTTCCCCAGATCCAGCAGATTCAGAACGCGCAGTCCGCATCCGCGCAAGCCGCAAAGGATTCCGCGACCTCTGCTCAGGGTTACTACGCCGCGCTTGCGAACTTGCTCACGGGAATCGCTCCGCAGGTTCAGAACATCTACAGCTCTGCCGCCGGCGCGGACACTGCGTTCGGTAAGGGCTTCGCGAATGGGCTCGCGCAAGTTCAGGGTCAGACCAGCGCCGAAGGGCAGAACGCTGCGAATCTCTCGGGAGGTACGGCGCCCGTCGTGCCTGCAGCGGGCACCGGAGCGACCGATGCGCTCTACGGGCTCGGCGGGTACCTCCCGGGCTCGACGCTCGAGCGCGAAGGTGCAGCCGCCGCAACAGCCGCAGCGCAGCTCCCTGCGACCGCAACCGGCCAGGGCGCCGCTGACATCGCTCAGATCGCCCATCAGCAGACCCTCGACCAGCAGGGCTTTACGAAGCAGCTTCAGGATCTCGCCGCACAGGTCCCGGGTCTCCGACTTCAGTACCAGTCCGCAGCCGACGCGCAGGCGAACGCAGCCGCTAAGCAAGCCCTTGATGTGCGAGCGCAGAACCTCGCCGAGACAACGCAGCGCCAGCACGAGACGGACGTCCAGCGCCAGAACAGGATCAACATGATCCTCGCGACCGGCATCGGGCCCGACGGGAAACTGACGCCGAGAGCCGCCGCGCAGCTCGCAGCCGCGACTGGTTACGACCCCATCACCGGTAAGCCGACTGCCAGAACGACGATCGCTCAGCAGAACGCGAACACTGCGCTCGCGCGCGCGAAGACGACTGCCGCGAACGCCGCGGCTCGCTTGACACTCGCTCAGCAGAAGCAGCTCAGCGATATGTACGGCGTCGACGCGAACGGCAACCTCACGCTCCCCGGACGCAAAGCTGCGCTCGCCGAATGGAAGGCTCAGCATCCGGCGTCGAAGGGCGGCTTCACGAAGAGCCAGTTGCAGAAGATCCAGGCGAAGGCTGGACAGACCGCCGACGAGTACTTCAACGGCAAGACGAAGACGGTCATGGTCAACGGCTCGCCGCAGTCGGTGACGACCCAGAACCGTGAGCCCGACTACCAGACTGCGCTTCGGGAAATGGTTGCTGGCGGCGTCCCGTTGACAGTCGCACAGAAAGCGCTCGACGCCTATTGGCCTTACGGCGACGAGAATAAGGGCAAGGTTGGGTCGGATGGCGGGCCGATGCCGTATGGGCGCCCGTACTTGAACGTGCAGATGCGGATGACGTTGCAGCAGGCTTGGCCCGGTCATCAGGTCGATCCGTACCGCAAGCCGACTTCTCAGGAGGTTGCGTTGCTTGCGCAGAACGGGATCAACTACACGGGCCCGGTCAACACGAACTCGGCCGTCCCCTACCCGCCGCCGACTAAGTAATGCCGCAGGCGAAGTGGAATCCGTCACTCGCGGGCGGTCGCCGCGCTCCCGCCGCATGGAACCCGGCGCTTGCCGGCGGCAAGGTGTCGACGGGCCCGCACCATTCCGTGCACGGCATCGGCGGCTTCTTCCACAACCTTGCGCAAGGGGCAGAAGACACCGCGCGCGGCTTCGGGCCTGGTATCGCCAACGCTGGCGAGGCGGCATACGAGAACTTCCGCCACCCGCTCCGCGACCAGAACTTGTCTTGGAACAAGAAGAGCAACAAGAAGTCGCCGTTCGAGAAGCGCGTCTCGGACCCGCTGATCAAGGCGTACAAGGAGAAGTACGTCAAGCCGCTCGAGCACGGCGACTTCGGCAAGCTCGGCAGCAACGTCTACGCTGATCCGTTCGGGACCGGGCTTGACGTCGCGACGCTCCTCACCGGCGGCGCCGGCGCAGTCGGGCGCGGCGGCGCGCTCGCCGGCAAGCTCGGCGTCGTCAGTGACGAGAGCAGGCTCGCCCGGCTCGGCGAGGCGCGCGACATTACCGTCCCGAACCCGGCGAAGCGTCTCGGCGAGAGAGGCGAGCGCGCATTCGATCTTCCCGTTCGCCGCTCTTCCGCCAACCCGCTGATCCGCGGGCGGCAAATGGCGGTCAACAAGTTGTTCAACAAGCTCCCGGCCGGTACTCCTGCGGTCGGGTCGGAAGCTCGTTTCGCTCGAGCGATCGGCCGCGTCCATTCGCGCGCCGGCAAAGCACTCGCCCTCAAGGGCGAGGCGTTCGCCCATGCCTTCGCATCGTTGAACAAGAACGAGCGGGTGGTCTGGCACTTGCACGCGCGCGCCGCCGACCCCGAGATGTGGGCGAAGTTGCTCGAGGACGGAGCGATTAAGCATCCGAAGGGAACGGAAGCGGCGACGATCAAGCGGCTTGACGAGCCCAAGGTGCGCAAGCTCTACGCGAATCCGAACGGCAAGATCACCAATGCGCTCGAGCACGGGCGCGAGCTCTCCGATCTGATGACCGCCGAGAAAGTTTCGCGCGGCTATCTCGACGAGCTCACCGCAGCCGAATCTCCGTACCAGACGGCCCGTCGTCTTCATGGCGCCGAAGATGTGAGCAAGGAGGCGCAGGTCACTGGCGAGCCTTCGGCGCGCACGCTTGCGCGCGAAGCTCACGTCAAGACGTTGCAGGGCGAATACGATCGCCACGCCGCGCGCGTCGAGAAGACGCAGTCGAAGCTGATTAGCGACGAGGCGAAGAAGTACCTGCCGGAAGAGATGGGCGGCACGCCGCTACGTCCGGCCCCGGAGCGCGTTCGTCCGCGCACGGTCGAGGAGGCGCAGGCGCGGTTCGCCGAACTCGATCGCCAGTACGAAGCCTTTATGAAGGGGATCGAGCAGAAGATCGGTCACCCGGCGGGGCTCAGCGAGAAAGAGCAGCGGGTCCAGGCGATGAACATCGGCAAGGAGAACGCGAAGGCTCGTCTTCAGCAGTCGGGCAAGACGAGGTCTGGGCGCGTCTCTTCGGCGAAGGGCACCTACAAGCGCGAGATTAGGAAGCTCCCGCGGCAGGAGGTAAGAGAGCACGCGGAGGCATACGTTGAAGACGCGATCAAGCGCTTCGGCGACAACCCGGAGATGCAGCGGCTCGCCCAGCTCCGCGACGAGCACGAGGCGCTCCGCGAGCAGCTCGCCCGCTACCAGGAGCAGAAGCTCGGCTCGATGGAGGGTGACGAGCCAGTCGACTTCGGGACGACGAAGCTCCCGCCGAAGGAACGCGTGCGCCTGAAGCCGCGCAAGGGTGAGCTCGGAACCCCGGAAGACTTCGCCGCGCAGGCGCTCGGCAACAAGGTGCTTACCTTCGACCAACGGCTCCTCACGCCGAAGGGCGGCGCGATTCTCGAGAACAAGGGCGCCGCGCTCAGCGATGCGAAGCGCCGGCTCGAGCTTTCCCGGGCCTCCGACGCGCGCCGGCTCGCGCGCAAGGGCGGCGTCAAGTTGCAGGGCATCCATGACACCGAAGGGAACTCGCTCGAGGAGCTCGCCCATCGGCTCGCCGATGAGGGGCGGATGCAGCCGTTCCACGTTCCCGACGAATCGGCGAAGAAGCGTCCGCTCTTCAGCTTCAACCGCCCGGGTGCGGGCCCGCCGCCGAAGATGGCCTCGAGCCGACAGAACCTCGGCATCCTTTTGCGCAAGGGGATGATCAACCTGCACGGCGACTCGCTCAGCGGAGAGTTTCGTCGCTTCGCTCGTCACGTCGCCCGCTCCGACGTCCACTCCGCACTCCTCGAGAGCGCAGCGAAAGTCCCCGAGACCGGCGTCCCGGAAGGATGGCGTCTCCTCCTGCAGTCATCCGGCCAGACCGGATTGCCGTACACGGCAAAGACCGCCGGCGAACTCAAGGCAGCGATCAAGGGCGGCGAGTCGAAGCAGGAGCTTCTCAATCGCTTCACCGCCAAGCCGGGCGAGCTGACCGACGATACGCCCTTGGCGGTCGACGGCGAGGGACACCACCTGATGATTCCCGACAACGTCGCCAGGGTGCTGACGCAGGGCGCGACGAGTGAACGCGGGCTCGTTCGTCACATCGCCGCTGACAAGCCGCTCGCGGTTTGGAAGCACCTGGTGCTCGGTCTTCGCCCCGCCTACATGGCGAACATCATTCTTTCGCAGCACATCCTCGGTCTTCTTCAGGCGGCGCCGGACGGGCACGGGATCTACAGCTACATCAACCACCTGATCCCCGGCGCTCGGATGGGGAAGCTCACCGATCGCACCGTCGCGGAGTACCTGCCAGAGCAGGCGCACGGCTCATTCGCTCAGAGCGTCGGCGGGCATTCGACGAAGGGCGCTCGAGCTCTCAGCAAAGCCTACGAAGGCGTGATGCCGGCCACGCTCCGCGTCGAGAACTGGCTCCGTCGACTGATGGTTGAAGGGTGGGCGAACTCGGACCCGGTCTTCCAGTCCGTGCTCGCGCGTAACGGCGGCGACATTAACGCAGCGTTCGCCGAAGTCGCGAAGACCCACCCGCACGTGATCGACGAAATCAGCCAGAAGGTCGACCACGCGCAGGGCAACTACCGCGACTACTCCCCGACAGAGCAGAAGTTTCGCGCGATCGTCCCCTTCTACGGCTGGGACCGGCACATCGTGCAGTCGACCTACCGGATGCTCGCCGAACACCCGGGGCGCACCGCAGCCGCAGCCGCGCTCGGCCAGCAGGGACATCAGATCAACGAGCGCGACTTCGGATTGCTCCCGACCTACCTTCGCGACCTGGTCAAGATTTCGCCGATGGATCGGCTCTTCGGGCCCTCGGCCGGGCGCGTTACCGGTTTGTCGACGCACGCGATCGGGCCGTTCGAGAGCGACGCTGACATCGCGGGAACCTTGTCGTCGCTCGCGCACGGTCGCGCCGGCACCCACACCGAAGAGGCGAGCAACTTGAACCCGCTCTTCTCGGGGATGATCGAGCAGCTCACCGGCCGCAGTCTTCTCACGGGCGCACCGCTCCCCGACAAGCTCAGCCACGGCGTGCTCAACGTCCCGCTCCGTGTCGCGCTTCAGACGCCGCAGGCGCGCTTGGCGGAGGAGTACTTGAACGTGCACCCGCTCGGCAAGCGCAAGAGCTCGCCGGCCTCGCTCACTTCGTTCCAGCTTCAGCTCGCCGCGTTGCTCGGCATTCCGGTCAAGCGGCTCGACCTGGCGCACGAGCATCAGATCGCCGGCTTGCAGGGCCAGGGCCCGAAGTAGCTACGGCCAGCGCGTGTCGGTGTAGCTGTCGTTCTCGTTGAAGAAGAACTCGTAGATCGCGAAGACGATTACGGCGCCGACGATGATCGCAGTGATTACTAGCTCGAACATGAGACTTAGGTTACATCGAGAGGAGCTTTCGTGGCGAATTATCGTGCCGTCGCGATCGCAGCCGCGAAGCGCAACGGGATCGACCCGAACGTCTTCGTCCGCCAGATCAACCAGGAGTCGGGCTTCAACCCGAACGCGCGTTCAGGCGCCGGCGCCATAGGAATCGCCCAGATCGTCCCGCACTGGCATCCGGGCATCGACGCCACTGATCCGGTCGCTTCGCTCAACTATGCCGCGCACCTGATGGGGACGCTCTACCGCAAGTACGGCAACTACGCCGAAGCGCTCTCGGTCTACAACAGCGGCAGGCCCGACGCTTACAAGGACCCACAATTCTCGGGCGGGCAGACGTTCAACTATGTCAAGGACATTCTCGGCAGCTCCAAAGCCCCCGCAGCGCCGACGTCGACGCCGCAGGCTCCGGGACTGGCTCCCACGCCTGTCGCCCCCACGGCCCCCACGGCTCCCCTGGCGGCGCCCAGCACCAACCTGAGAGCTCTCCTGCGGCAAGGCTTGAACGAGAGCAGCGAGCTCTTGGGGATGCCGAAGATGCCGAACATCCCGTTGCCGGGGCTCGCCGCGCCAACGCTCACGCCGGCGCCGGCGATGGGCGCTCCGTCGACGCCTCTACCAACCGGAGGCAGCGCACCGGTCGCACCGCGGGGTCTCGGCAAGGTGATCCTCTCGAAGACCGCCGACCGCAGCGGCGTGCCGATCCAGACACCGGTCTTGACGTTCGTCTCGACGATCGCAGGGATCGCCGGCCGGCCGCTCACGATCGGCACCGGCACGAACCACAACCAGTTCGTCGAAGGGACGCATCGCGTCTCCGACCATTGGGACGGCTACGCAGCGGACATCCCTGCGACCGGCAGCACGCTGACCCAGCTCGGGCAGGACGCGCTCGTCGCCGCCGGCGCAGACCCCAAGTGGGCTCGAGCTCAGAAGGGCGGGCTCTACAACATCGGCGGCAAGCAAATCATCTTCAACTCAATGGAGGGTGGCAACCACTTCAACCACCTTCACGTCGGCATCCGAACGCGCTGAAGGGGAGCAACGTGATCGCGTTTACCTGGCCCAGCACGGGTCTCGGTTGGGTGATCTTCGCCCTGATCGTCGTGCTGATCATCTCGTTGCTCACCTACCTGCATGTGCGCGACGAGTCATTGCGTTCAATCCGACTCGGCGTCTTCCTCGAGCGCGTGCGCCATGACGAAGAACTAACCGTGCAGGACCAGGCGGACGAAGACACGGCGGTCAACTGGCCGACCAAGCCTGAGCGACGCGGTTAGCAAGCCGGGCCTAGAGCCCGAGGCAGTGTCCCCGTAGAAGGAGATCCATCACGAAAGTGATGTGCACCCTCACTGCAGCGTTCGCGCTCAGCGGAACTGCACATAGTTCGACCCCAACGCATAGCGACGGGGTACAAAAGGCGATCTGCATGACGTTCGGCAAGTATTGCGGGCAGGCTCTTCGGGTCGCTTACTGTGAATCTCGCTTCAACATCTGGGCCCGCAACGGCCAGTACTTCGGTCTCTTCCAAATGGGCTCGCACGAGCGCGCGACCTATGGCGATGGATACAACGCCTGGGCGCAATCAAGAGCGGCGTTTCGCTACTTCTTAGACTCAGGTCGAGGTTGGGGCCCGTGGTCTTGTAAGCCGTGGTAGCCTGCCGCCCTTGGTGGGTGAGCTGATCCTCCTCCGCCTTGCGCGCCCTTCGGGGCGCGCACTACTTTGCGGCAAGAGTAAGGGGGCCCGGTCGGGGGCCCCCTTCTCCGTAGCGTTCTGAAAGCCGAGACTCGACCGGCAGAGAAGCTACGCGGCGAGTGTAGACGCGGTTGTTCTCTTTTGTCGAGTCTGGTCCATGCTGTCGAGTTGCTTAAGCGGTAGCCGCTTCGCCATAGGCAACCCGGTGTTGTGGATCTCGACAAGAGTCGAAGCCATCGACTTGCCGTGCCCGCGCTGCTCTGTTGCGCCGCTGAAGTCGCGAGCGCGACCGATCACAAGCAGCGGTCCGAGAGCGGCAAGGGCTTCGGTCCAGTGATCCCATTCGATCTGGTCATCCCGATAGGCGCGGAAGAACCGCCCGAGACCGCGGATGATCTCAGCGTCAAGTGAACCTTTACGGCCCAGCCACGACTCCTTGATCACCTTCAGTGTCGGCGGCAATGCGTTCTCGCGGACGTCGGTTGTATCGAACTCGTACACATCCTCGATCGCACGCACCGCGCCGATTTGCAGGTTGTTGTCGGTCACGGGACCCATCACGAAACCGAACTGCTTCGTGATCTTGTCGACAGCGATCGCCTTCTCGTCGCCGGCCAACGCCTTAGCGCGGAAGCCGTAGTAAGCGGACATCCCCTTCCGGTCTTTGTTCTTGTGGAAGAAGAATTGAGCCTCCGCCGCGACGCTCATCCCCTCGTAGACTGCGCAGAAGCACTTGGTCTTCCCGCGCTGCTTCATGGTCTCAGTCCGTTGCTGGCCGTCGAGAATTGCGTACTCCCCATTCCCGCGCTTGCTTACGTCGATCACGCCGACGAGCCGCTCGTCGAAGTTCATCACGAGCTGACGCACGAACGTTTCGTGCACGGGGCGCTGATACGAGTAGTCGTTGAAGAGCTTCTCGAGCTCTAGGAGCTGGACGTCGAACGGCCATTCCTGGCCCGGCTTGAGCTCCACGGGGCCCAGCGACGAGCCGATTCCGCGGTTTTCCCTGACCAAGTCGACGTAGACGCCACGTACATCGTCCTCGTCCTTGAAGAGATCGTGCAAGTCGTACATCGCCGCACGGACGCGGTCGCTGACGGAGTTTCCCTTCGTGAAGTTGAGGATGGCCTGCGAGGCTGACCCCACGCTCCCGAAGGCTTCCGGCGAGCGCTTCGCCAGGATCGCTGCGACGTCGGCCTTGAGACCTCGAGCCTCCCAGCCGCCAAGCTGCTTGATCCACGGGGCCATCTCTTCCCGCAACTTGTCGGTCTTCTCCGCCCGTTCTTTCGCCTCGTCGCGCTGCTCTTCACGCGACTTGCCGGCGAGATCCGGGCGAACACTGTGTTCGCGTTCTGCCCGCTTCGGCGTCCGCTTGGGCGCCAAGACGTCGAGGCGCTTGAACATCGCCCGGGTGTTCGACGTCGCCCGACGATCGCCCGGCGTGTTGGCGATCATCACGGGCTTGCCCTCTTCCCTAACGACCTTGCCATCGGGCCCTAGGAGCTGGAAATGTCCGCCCCGTGCGGCCTTGAGGGTGTATCCGTCCTTGAGCTCTCGCTCGAGGAGCTGGCGTAGGTCTTTGTTCTTTGGTGCTGCGGCTGCGGTTGCCACCGACCTAGCTCCCTTCGTTGTTTGCAGGCGTTTATAGCGTACTCAGTGCGGACTTTTGCCATCAGGTGATGGGCTTGTAGGTACGGGCCCAGCCCCGCCCCTCGCGCAAATACCGCTTCCTACGTTTTTGTCCCATAAAACGAATGCATTTGCGGCAGGCGCGCTTTCCTTGCGTCGTGAAGTAGGTGTTCTCCTCGGTGAAGTCGTGCCCTCGATGGCACTTCTCTCGGGGGAGAATCCCTCCGCCGATAGCGATGCGCATGTGGTCTGGATTCACGCACCAGGGATTGCGGCACGTGGCGAGCAGGCGGACTTTTGTCGTCAACGGACGGTCTGGACGCTCGAGCTCCCAAGCGATCCTTCTGGCGGAGTATTGCCGGCCTTGTACGTGGAACGTGTAGGTGCGACCATCGCGTCCGACGCCCTTGCGCATGAAGCGCCAGCACCCGTCCTCGCGCTTGTCGACAATTGTCCAGAAGCGCAACGCGTCTCTGATCGACAGGGGCTCCGGGAGTGTCCGTGGCAACGCCACGCGAGCGAGCGTATCGCGTCGGCAGGATGACACACCAGTGACGCACCACGCGCGCCTGAGCTCCCGCTGATACCCGCATGAAACCTAGGTGAGAAGTTCGAGAGAACTAGGTTGCCGTGAGCAGGGCTTTTGGCTCAACGATGCGGGACTTAGACAAGATTGGGAAGCTGATGCTCTACCAACTGAGCTACTCCCGCAAACGGTGTATCTAAGCCAAACCGCTCCTTACTTTTCTACCTTGCGAGCGGGAAAACTGGAAGTGACACACCACTTTACGCACCACCCTACAAAAAAGGGGCCCCGAAGGGCCCCTCTGCACACGCGATGCCGCAGGGCTCTACTTTGCCATCGCCTCGCTGTAGATGCGGTCGATAGCCGCCGCGCCCGAGCCGGCCTCGCGCGCCGCGCGGAACTCATGCCGGTAGATCGCGAGCGTGACGTTCGGGTCCGCGTGCCCGAGCTGGTCGGCGACGAAGCCGACGTCCGCCCCACTCGCGATCAAAGCCGACGCGAAATTGTGCCGACACTGATGCGGGGTTAGGACTGGCTCGTTATCGAGACCGGCGAGCTCGACCGTCGACTTGAAAACGCGCTGGATGTTTCGCTGCGAGTAAGGCGTCGCATTCGACGTCCAGAAAACGAAGTCATCACGGTGCACGATGCGGTCGCCGCGATGCGCGACGAGCAACGCCTTGAGCACTCCTGCAATTTCGACGTAGCGCTCCTTGACGTCTTCGTCTTCACCCTTGAGCTCCGTCCAGTGCTCGCCGATCGTGACCTCGTCCTTCGAGTACGCGAGCTGGCGCCAGACATGAATCTTCCCAGCCTTCAGGTCGACGTCGTCCCAGCAGAGTCCGAGCACTTCGGAGATGCGGAGACCGCCGAAGAGCATGACCGCGAACAACGCCTTGTAGTCGCCGGCGAGCCCGATGAACTTTGCCGCCTCTTCCGGCTTGAGGATGCGCTTCCGCTTCTTCTTGATCTTCGGACGGTCGCGCTTGCTCAGGTTGTTCATCGGATTAGCGACGATCTTCTTCTTGTCGAGCGCGTAGCCGAGCACAGAGCTGATCACCTTCAGCACGTTCGAGATCGTATTGCCGGCGTAGCCCGCCTCCGTCATCGGCGTGATGACGAGCCCGCGAATCTTGTCGGCGTCGATCTCGTGCAGCTTCAGGTTGTGGAGCTTCTTCAGGTGCAGCTCGAGATTCGACTTGTAGAGCTTCCGCGTTCGCACCTTCAGCGTCGGCGTCGTCTCGATCCACGCGAGCGCGTAGCCGTGGAACTTCTCCTGCGTGATGATCGTGCGCTCGTGCTCCTCGAGCCCCAGGTACTTCGCACGCCAGCGCTTCGCTTCCGCCTTGGTCGGATTACCGGGAACGAAGACGGGCTTGCGCTCGCCCGGCGGACGGAACTCGTACTTGTAGCCGTTCTTCTGTAGGACGCGATAGAAGCCGGGGATGTTGTCGACACCCTCGCGCTTCGGGCGAATACGGGTCATAGTGATCCTCCTCCTTGATGACAAATGTCCGCAGGACATTATCACACCATTAGGTTGATGGTCGCTTCGCCCCCGGGCGCTGAAGGAGTTGGCGCGTGCAGGGCGCGCACACGTAGGGGTCGGCGAAGGGTCGCACCAGGCTGATAAACCACTTCTTGCACACGTGGCATTGGCCCATCTCGGCAAGGTGAACGCCGCTCGAGCAACCGGCGCCGCGGTCTCTCATAGCCCGAGCTCGGAACGCAGCTTGCGCAGTGCCTCGCGGTTGGCATCGAGGTCGATTTCTACCGGCGCGCGCTGATGGTTCAATAACGCTTCTACTGACGGTTCTTGGGTCACCCTGCGTGGACCGACATGCGGGTCCGTAGGTGGACCGACGGCCGGGTCACGTGCTGACCCTACTGCCGGGTCAACAGTGGACCGACGGTAAGGGATGACGTACTCGTTGCTCGAGCGCAGTCCCCCGACGCGCCAGCGCGGGCGAACCTCGAGCACGCCGAGCTCGACGAGAAACGCGACGCGGCGCTTCACCGTCGAAACGCTCGTTTCGCACGCTTCTGCGATCGTCTCGCGCGACGGCCAGCAGTGCCCCTCGTCATTCGATTGATCGGCGAGCTTCAGCAGGACGAGCTTCGCTTCCGGGTCGCCGATCTTCTGCGACCAAACCCACGACGTCACGTGCACGCTCATCTCTGCTCCCTTCGCATGGCGGCGATGCGCAAGTCCTTGCGCTCGATCCGCGCCTCGAGCTCGCGCACGCGCTGGGTCAACTTACGATTCGCCAGGTGCAGCTCGCCGTTGTCGTCGAGAGCTTCCGAAAGAGCGAGCTCGAGATCGACGATGCGTCTTTCGAGCGTTCCCGACAAGGTCACCGCGCGTACTTCCACAAGTAGTTCGCCGCGTCGATGCACCATTGCGGCGTCACCCACGTGGCGAGCACTCGGTTGCAGCGATGGCAGAGAAGCCCGCGTACTTCGCCGGTCGCGTGGTTGTGGTCGACGTGTAGCCGGCGCGTCCCCGGGACGCCGGGGCAGAGCGCGCAGTGTCCGTCTTGATCCTCGAGCATCTCCGCATAGCGTTCGTCGCTGATGCCGAGCTGCTCCGCGCGTGTCGGCTTACGCTTTCTCACGTGCGCTCCTTCGCGCGAATGCTTGCCTCGCGAATCGCGAACGCGACGGCGAGCACGGCGAGCGTGAACGCCTTCTCTGGGTCGCCGGATGTCATCTCGGCGCCAGCCACGTTGATCGCCTGGTCGGTGTGATTGGTCGCCTGACGGAGCTCGATGCTCATAGGAGCACCGCTTGCGGAATCCAGAACGCGGGTCGCCCCGTGAACGTCGTCCAGTACTCCGGTCGCTTGACGTCGCCGGCGCGGACGGGACCGAGCATCTCGAAGTGCGGGGCCGTGCCGATCACGAGGTAGAAGAGCCCGTCATCTGGATCGTCCGGGTGGATGATCAAGTGGCCGTTTAGGTCCATCGAGGAGCGGATCTGCGTGCGCGTGCCCATGTCGCTCTTCAGCTCTCTCGGCTTCGGCGCCAACGCGTTCCAGTACTCGTTCAAGAACTTGGCGGAGACGAGCTCCGTCGCAGCGGCTTCGATGTGGCGCACCCACGGATTCAGCGTTGGTTTCCCGTGCAGGTCATCGCGCCGGCCGAATGCGAGCGCTTCGATGTTGCGCGTAACTCCGACCACGGCGGCGTGGAAGAGCTCGAGCCAGGTAAGCGAAAGCGGCGTTCTCATTCGACGAAGTCCGCGACGTCGATGTGGCCGAGCGTGAATGACGCCAGCACTTCGGCGAGCGTGTAGTACTTCCACGAGGAGTGATCGGCGCGGCCGAGCTTCTCTGCGCAGGCGAGCGCGAGCGCGTCCAGGACGTCGGCGCCGTTCTCGCGCTCGTCCTTCGGAACGCTCACCGTCCAGGAGGCGCGATTACGTCGCGGGCCCGCCGGCAGCTCGCGCGTCGTCTTGCGCTTTTGATGTCCGCAGGTTGGACACGGCGGCTCCTCGCGCTCCTGGACGACCTCTTCGTGAGCGACCTCACTGCCGTCGATCTTGATTTGCATCGCCGTAGCGAACGACGGCAAGTCCTTCGGCTGGGGGACGAGAACCTCGTTGGTCTCCCTCAAGGGGTCGATGTAGCGAAAGGCTCCGTCGACGAGCTCGATCCAGGCGACGTTCTCGGTGATCCGTTGGTGGCATTGCCAGCAGAGCGCGCACAAGTTCTGCACGATCCTCGTGTCGGGCAACTGCACCCACTTGTAGTCGCCGACGAGAAACGAGCGGCGCCAGATGTGGTGCGCGTGGTCGGCCCAATGCGGGCACGTAGCGACTGCGCACTTCGGGCCAACCGTGTACTTCGGGCCCTGGACGCCCTTGACGTCCCAGCTTTCCATCGGGAGCTTCGTCACTCGCGCGTACTCCGCAGTACGCCGTGCGGCGAGCGGAAGCGATTCAGCCGGCGCTCGAGCCGATGGCAGCGGCGTTCGAGCGTGAAGCAACGGAACAACGCGAGCGCAGCGATCGCGATCGGGATGTAGATCATCTACGTCCTCCAAGCGGGGCAGTCGGACTTGTAGGCGCACCAGTTGCAGCGCCAGTCGTGCGTGATTCCGGTAGCCGGCCAGTCGGTGTCGGGCCCGTAGACCGTCATGTAGTGATTGGCGAGGTCTGAGAGCTGGCGGATCATCGTGCGCGTGATGCCAGCGTGTTCGACTTCCTGCAGAAGCCCCGGCGCGTCGAGCCCGGTCCAGGTGGTCGGCCATTTCGCCTTGGTGATCACTTGCCAGTCGACCGGCCGCATGTAGGCGAGCTGGTAGATGCGTCCCTGCAAGCGCCACTCGGGTTTCAACTCGGTGCGCTTCTGCTTCGACGTCTTCAGGTCAATGATCGGACGGAGACCCTGTTGGACGATGTCGACGTAGCCGATCACCGGGACGGGCACGCCCGGGACATCGACGTCGATGCGCGCTTCGACCTCGCGCGGCTCGACGCGCGGCGCGACGTTCAGGTGGTAGGCGCTGACCATCTTCACGCCGAGCTCGCGCTGTTGGTCGGCGTCCTCGCCGTAGTCCCACTGCACTTCGCCGGCGCCGCCGACGCGCTCGAGCTGCTTCGGGTACGCCTCGTCGTTGAAGAACTCGACGAGCTCCTCGAGCGGCGCGTCCTCGCCGTTCATCATCTTCGCTTCGCAATTCCACTGGACGGCCTCGTGGTTCGCCGAGCCCAGGATGCGCGCGGCGCCTGGCGCTTCTTTGCGCCCGTGGACATACCGCGCTTGCCACTGTCGTGGGCAGACAGAGAGCATGTTCAAGCTCGAGGCTGACCAGTGCTCGATCGGCAACACCCAGGGCTCGACGAAGTCGGCGAGCTTCACGCGTAGCGCTCCTCGATCTGACGCGCGATGCGATCCCATACGCGCTTCTGCTCCGTGGGCAGGAACGCCCAGGCGGGTAGCGCTTCGCCGCGGCGCGTCGTCTCAGAGAGATGCGCGCACGACTCGCAGTAGATGACGTAAATCTCCTCGCCCGTCATCAGAAGGGGATGTCGTCGTCGGAGTACATGGGCGCCTGCTCGGGCCCGGGGTCGCCGTAGGCGGGCATCGGGCGAGTCGGCGTGTGCCCGTGCTGGTAGTACGAGACGAGGAACTCCGAGATGTCGAGCAACCCGGTCGGCGTTTGCTCCGCCGCGTCCAGGTAGCCGAGCATGTGCGCTGCGACCTTGGTCGCGGTCTGGCGCATGATCTTGATCTCGCGGTCCGACTCGGGCGGCGCCGCCGGCGGCGTGAAGTTCAGCGGCGCGAGCCCGCTGGGTGAGTTACCGAAGCCGGGCGGCGGGCCCGCGAAGCCGGGCAGCGTCCCCGTCGTCGCCTCTGCGCCCTCGTAGTAGAGATTCGTGAAGTGCTGGCCGTTCTTGTCGACCTCCTTCTGCGTGTAGGTGAGGACGACCTCGGCGCCGATGAGCTGGCGCGCCTGGTGAGCGGCAGCGCCGTTGAACGTGGAGTACTCGCCGTTGGCGGTCTGGACGCGGAAGATCGGCCCTCTAGCCGTGTCCGACTGCGTCACTCCGCTGATTCGAGTCATTAGTTGCTGCGCCACTGATGGGCCCCTCTCCGTCGTAGAGCCAGGCGGTAGAGGCGTTGACGAGGCGCGCGAACTCGAGAAAGAGCCCGGGTTGCGGCGTGTGGTAGCCGCGCTCCCAATCCCCGATCGTGCGCGACGAACAGCCGAGCTGGTTCGCAACACTCCGTTGCGTGTATCCCGCGTTCCTGCGGGCTCGGCGCACGCGCTCCCCAAACTCCGTCTGGGCTGTCATGGGAGGGGAAAATCCCACGCTAAATGTTAATTCGCAAGAGAAATCTTGGTGCAATTCCGATGCAACTAATGTGAGAACCGCCTGTAACTTAGCAGG